ATACACTAAAACTGGTATGAAAAAAGCTAAAGCAGCTGCAAAGAAAGCTGGTAAAAAAGTAACATACAAAAAGAAAAAATAATGCCTTATAGTAAATACTCACCAAAACAAAAAAGATTAGCTGCGATAGCTAAACCACGAAAAAAGATTACTGCTGCTGATTTTAAAAAGTTAAAATCTAAAAAGAAAAAGTGAAACCACAATCTGCCAAAGCTAAAGGCAGAGCTTTACAACAATGGGTTGTAGATAAGCTCGTTGAATTACTTGGCTTTGACCCTGAAGATTTAGAATCAAGACCCATGGGTTCTAATGGTGAAGATATTATTATGGGTGTTCAATCAAGAAAACAATTTCCTTACTCAATAGAGTGCAAAAACCAAGAATCAGTTAATGTATGGAAGGCATACGAACAATCGCAAGAAAACTGTAAAGCTTACGAACCTTTGGTTATAATAAAGAGAAATAGAACAAAGCCTCTCGCATTAGTCGATGCTGAATACTTTATAAGGTTACACAATGATAGACAAGCTAATACAACCAGTAACGAAGATTCTTGATAAGTTCATACCAGACGCAGATACAAAACAACAAATAGCGCATGAACTTGCAACTATGTCTGAAAAGCATATTCACGAAATTGCTAAGGCACAAATATCTGTAAACAAAGAAGAAGCTAAAGGTAACTGGTTTCAATCATCATGGAGACCAGCAACAGCTTGGGTATGTGTTGCAGGTTTTGCAGTCAACTTTTTAATTAGTCCTTTACTAGCACCTTTTGGTATTGATGTACCACAAGCAGATACTTCTACTATGCTGCCTGTATTAATGGGTATGCTTGGTCTTGGTGGTATGAGATCTTTTGAAAGAATAAAAGGTGTAGGTAAATAATGAGTCGAATAGCCAAGGTTGATGATAAATCAAGCTTAAATATATCACTAAGTTATCTTTTACAAATCATTGGTGTTATAGCTGTAGCTGTTTGGGGTTATGCACATACAACTGAAAGAATAGATTTTAATCTTAGAGAAACACAAAACCTTAGAGCTAATCAAAATAAATATTTATTTCCTGACATAAGAAGATTAGAAGAACAGGTGATAAAATTAGAAAAAGAAGTTATTATTTTAAGAACAGAACTTGAAGCATATAAGAAACAAAATGCAAATAATAAATAAAATAAAAAACACAGAGTTCTATCAAAACTGGGCAAAAGCATTTGCTGTTTGTTACCCAATGATGGTTGAGGGTGATTTATCAGCATTAACCTTTACCCATTTTTGGAAAGCTAATGTTACTGGTATTATCGCAGCTACTTTAGCTTCATTAACCAAAAAGTCTTGGTATCAAAGTTTTATGCAACATAAATATGCACCAGCAATCATTTTAGGTATTTGCACGTTTCTAGCAGATTTATTAGTACATCCAACTCACTTTGGAGCATTTTGGACTGAAGCTCTAGCAACAGGGGTTGGTGCTGGTTTACTATCAGCATTTTTTATATATAGGCCGTTAAAGACATGAGTTGGGAAAATTTCAGCATAGAAGAGTTCGCTTGTAAGCATTGTGGTGAAAATAAGATTGAACACGAACTAATAGATAAGTTACAATTACTAAGAAGCGATGTAGGCTTTCCATTTAAAATTACAAGTGGATATAGATGTGCAGATCATCCGATAGAAAAAGTCAAATCTGAACCAGGCACGCACGCATTAGGAATAGCTGCTGATATATTACTCAGAGGCGAACAAGCATTACAAGTAATATCAAAAGCAACTGATTATGGATTTACAGGCATAGGAATTAACCAAAAAGGCAATGCAAGATTTATACACTTGGACATCTCAAAAGACTCACAAGGTAGGCCACGCCCTCATGTGTGGAGCTACTAAATGGAAATAAGCTCTATCTTATTGTGGAATATTATAATGACTTTGGTATTTGGTCCTATCATCTATAGCATCCGTGCTAACGCGACAGAGGTCAAAAGAGTTGATATACTACTCAATAAGACCAGAGAAGAGGTTGCTATTCGATTTGTTACTAAAGAAGAATTGATAATGAATATGGATAGAGTGATTGAGCGTATAGATAAGCTAGACGCTAAAATAGATAAACTAATTACACAATAATATGGCAACAGGAATACCAAATACAGAAATCCTTTTTGATTTAGAAGCATTAGCAAATTTACAAAACAGATTACCGCCTAATGTAGCAAGAAATATACCAACAGGTCCTGGTGGTTTTATGCAACAATTAAGAAATGTTGTAACTCAAAAACCACAATTAGGCCCAGATGATTTTGGTAGTTATGTAATACCACCATCAGATCCTACATATTCTACTGGTTTTGATTATGCGCGTTCTATAGCAGGTGGCATACCAATGTCACAAGTTATTGCACCAGGTGTAAGTTATTCTCCTGAACAACCAGGTGGTTATACACAAGCACAATTAAACACACCTGTTGGTACAACTCCTGTAGAAACTCCTCCTCCACCTCCTCCAGTACAAGAACCTGATATACCAAGCTTTTTAGGTACAGGTATTGGTGGTGTAAGAATACCAGTCGATAGAACAAAACTACCTCCACTTAGAGATATATTTGGTGGTTTTCAAAAACCAGATTTAAGACCTGATATACAACCTATAACACCACCTATACAAACTCCTCCAGCTATTGATATAGATGCAATTCGTCAACAAATAGCAGAATCAGGAATAGACTTTGGTAATTTATTAGGCATACCGAAAATAGAACAACCAGACTTATCACAATTTGTAAGGCGAGAGGACATACCTACATTAATACCAGACGTTCCAACAGGAAGAGATTTTTCAGTAGATAGAAAACAATTAATAGAAGATATTAGAAGTGGTATAGATTTACCTGTATATGAAAAACCAGATTTATCGCAGTTTGTAAGACGTGAAGATATACCGTCTTTAATTCCAAGCGTTCCAACTGGTAAAGATTTTTCTATAGATAGAGATGCTTTAATTAGAGATATAAGAAAAGGCATTGAAATACCTAAATATGAAATGCCAGATTTATCACAATTTGCTAGATTGGAAGATATACCTACAGTACCAACATTTGATAGAGAGGCTTTAATCAGAGATATTAGAAGCGGTATTGATATACCAAAACCACCATCTATTGATAGGCAATCATTAATAGAAGATATTAGAAGCGGTATTGAATTACCGACTTACCAAGCTCCTGACCTATCTGGTTTTGCAAGATTGGAAGATATACCTACATTTGACCCTAGTGTTTTAAAACAAGATATATTAATGTCGATACCTCAACAACAAGTACCTGATGTATCACAATTTGTAACACAAGAAGATATACAAAAAGCTATAGCTGGTATTGATATGCCAACTTATCAAGCTCCAGATTTATCTGCTTATGACACAAGACTTGCAGAACTAGAACAACAATTAGCAAGTTTACAACAACCAACTGGCGGTAGATTCTCAATATCACAACCAGCACCAAGGGGATTAATTTAATGGCGGTATCACACGAAGAAGTAGTTAGGGCTGCACAAGCAGAACAAATATTAACATCTGATGTTTTTAAAGAAGCAATAGAAAATCTTAAAAACGAATATATAACTCATTGGTTAAACTCACGGGATATAGATGATGTAACTGCTAGAGAAGATATACATAGATCATTATTACTATTACCAGAAGTTGAAAGACATCTGCGTATCATTGCAGAAAAAGGTAAGCTAACAAAAGCTAACATTAACAAAATTAGAAAAATCGGTTAAACCTTTTCTTTTCCTACATTATTAAGCTAAAATACCCTTAAATACATTAAGGAGTATTTATATGAGCAATAACGGAAAACCGACTGCTTTACAAACTGATAAAGAAGTTGCTGCTTCTATGTTTGAAAGTTTCTTAACCCCTGAAGAGGACAAGGTTGAGGATGCAGTCACAGAAACAGAAGAAGTAGTTGAAGAAGAAGTCCTTGAAGAAGAACTTGAACCATCTGAATATCTTGAAGAAGATGTAGAAGATGATGAAGAGTTTGACGAAGAGGATGAAGAATTAGATGAAGAACAAACCGATGTTGAAGAGGAAGCCTTGCAACCTCAGACATTTACAGTAAAAGTAGATGGTCAAGAAGTTGAGGTGACGCAAGATGAACTTATCAACGGATATTCTCGTCAGCAAGATTATACGCGTAAAACTCAAGAACTCGCCCAACAGCGTAAGACTATTGAGCAGCAGCAAGCAGAGTTAGCGCAAAGAGATGCGATTTATTCGCAGTTGTTACCGAAGATGGAAGCCCAATTAAAGGGCGAACTGGCTAACGAACCAGATTGGAACGCTTTGTATGAAGATGATCCTGTTGGTTATGTTCGCGAAAAACAACTTTGGGATGAAAAGAAAGAAAAGCTTAATGCTGTAGCAGCTGAGCAACAAAGACTTCAACATGATGCCTTTGTTAAACAGCAAGAACAACTTAAACAATATGTTGAATATGGCAATCAAAAGCTTCTTGAAATTATCCCTGAGTGGCAAAACCCTGAGGTTGCCGCAAAAGAAAAGTTGGCTATTAGCGAATATGCCGTGAATACTTTAGGTTATACACCTGAGGAAATTCAACAGGTTTATGATTATCGTGCTTTGCTTGGTTTAAGAAATGCTTGGTTAAACTCTAAAACAGTTGAAGCCACAAAGAAAAAACCAACACAAAAAGCACCAGCAAGAGTTGCTAGACCTGGAACTACTAACCGACCAAAAACGGCAGCACCTGTGAAGAAAGCAAAACAAAGGTTGGCCAAAACTGGAAAAATTCAGGATGCGGCTAAAGTATTTGAACAATTAATTTAAAGGATAAAAAATGGCTAAAGTAACAAACGCCTTTGATACATATACAGCTACTGCTGACAGAGAAGATTTAAGTAATATTATTTACAACATCTCTCCAATGCAAACTCCGTTTATGTCATCAATCGGCAAAAGAAATATTAAAAACGTAGTATTTGATTGGCAAACAGAATCATTGCCTACTCCAAGTGCTAGTGGTCAGTTAGAGGGTTTTGAGCTTTCAAGATCAGCTGCTACTGCTACAACAAGAGTAAGTAATGTTGCTATGATCTCATCAAGAGATGCAACTGTAACTGGCTCACAAGATGCTTCAGACCCAGCTGGTAAAAGGTCAGAAATGGCTCACCAACTAGCTATTATGGCTAAAGCTCTTAAAAGAGACATGGAAGAAGCTCTATGTAAAAATGGTGCTAAAACAACTGGTGACGCTACAACAGCTAGGGTAACTGGTGGTTTTGAATCATGGATTACATCTAACGATTCAAGAGGTACTTCAGGTGCTTCTACTGGTGGCGGTGCTGCTCCAACAGACGGAACTCAAAGAGCTTTAACTGAAACTCTACTAAAAGATGTTTTACAACTTGCTTTTACAAATGGTGGCGAGCCATCAATGGCAATTTGTGGACCACATAACAAACAAGTTATTTCTGGTTTCACAGGTAGAACACAAGCTAGACAAATGATCGATGCTAATACTGTTGAAGCTTCAGTATCAATCTACTCATCTGACTTTGGTGAACTAAAAATCGTTCCATCAAACAGATCAAGAGAAAGATCATTACTGTTGGTAGACCCAGAATTTGCTAAAGTATCATATCTCAGAGATTTCAAAACTGTTGATATTGCTACTATTGGTGATGCTGAAACCAAGATGATTGTGGTGGAATATGGATTGGAAGTATCCAATGAAGCTGCTCATGGTGTGGTTGCAGACTTAACAACATCATAAGTTTAGTTAAATAAGCTTTAAGGGAAGTTTCGGCTTCCCTTTTTTTTGTGCTAAAATTCCTACATGGCAAAAACTACATTAATAGATCATAAAACAGGCTTGCAATCTATTTTTGCAACTGAAGATGATAAGGTTGTTTATCAGACAAAACAGAACATACAACCAACACTAGACTATGTAAAACACTTATCTGAAAATGCACCAGGTAAAGATTTTCGTCATGTAGCAGAAGTACCCATGGTAATATATCAACAAGCTTTAAGAGAAGGTTGGGCTAAAGATTCTGCACAATGGAAGAAATGGTTAAACCATTCTGATAATAAACCCTTTAGAACATGGAAAGGTAAAGTATGACATACGATGAATTAAAAACTAATATTGCAAATTTCTTAAACAGGTCAGATTTAACAGACCAATTAGACTTTTTTATTGATGCAACAGAAGCAGAGTTCAATAGAAGATTAAGAACTAAGGATATGATTAAACGGGCAACTGCTACAGCAGATGCACAATATATGTCATTACCAACAGATTGGTTAGAAGCTATTAATATAGAAATTACATCAAACGATTTTAGACCATTGTTTCAACAATCTATTGAGTCATTAGATGTATATAGAAAAGCTAATAACAATGTAACTGGTCAACCTATTTATTATGCGATTGTAGATAATTCATTAGAATTAGTACCTACCCCTGACACAAGTTATACGCTACAATTAACATACTATGGCACTATTGATGCTTTAAGCAGTTCTAATACAACGAACTTTATATCCACAGGGTATCCAGATGCTTACTTATATGGTGCTTTAAAACACGCTTCTATCTATCTAATGGAAGATGAAAGAGTGCCGTTATTTACAGCACAATTTGAAAAAGCATTAGAAGAAATGAGGTTAGAACAAGAGAAAGCAGAATTTGGCAAAGGCTCTCTAATACAAAGAAGAAGAACTTATGGCAAGTCTGGTAAAAACATTTATTATTGGAATAATAATTAGGAGATAAAATGGCTGGATTTAGTGATTATTTAGAAGATAAAGTATTAGACCATGTATTTGGTGGTAATGCTTATACAGCACCATCAACATTATATGTTGCTTTATATACTGTAGCACCTACAGATACAGGCGGTGGCACAGAAGTATCAGGCGGAGCTTATGCAAGACAAACTGGTACATTTACCGTATCTGGTACTGATCCTACCACAGCAACAAACTCAGCAGCTATTGAATATCCAACAGCTACAGCAGATTATGGAACTGTAGTTGCAGTTGGTATTTTAGATGCTTCATCAGCTGGTAATCTTTTAGCTTACGCAAACCTAACAACATCTAAAACTGTAAGCACAGGTGATGTATTCAGATTTGATGCTGGAGATTTAGATATAACATTAGCGTAATATCATGGCCTCAGTAGGCTATGGTCTATATACATACGGGAAGTCCAACTATGGAACTCCCGTTTATCATTTTGGTGCTGCAACAATACAAGCATCATCAGGTTTTACAGCTGAATCATCAGTACAAAAACTAGCTAGTGCAACATCTGCACAAACTTCTGATTTCAATGCAGTAGGGCATAAAATTAATTTAGGAGCAGCAACATCTGCTGCAACATCAGGATTTGCTTCAGTTGGTCATAAAATAAATCTTGGTGCATCAACCATAGCAGCAGTTTCTTCTGCAACAGCAGTAGGTAGACAAATAGACCGTGGACAAGCGGTTATTAGTGCAGTATCTAGTGCTACAGCTATTGGTAGACAGATTGATAGAGGTACTGCAACTATAACAGGTATATCTGGATTTACAGCAGTAGGTACACAAATAGATTTAGGATCTGCAACTATAGCAGCTACATCTAGTGTAACCGCAGTACCAACTAAATTAATACCAGGAGCATCAACAATAGCTGCAACAAGCAGTATGACTGCTACAGGTACACAAATAGATAAAGCTTTAGCAACTATTGCAGTTGTATCAGGATTTACAGCTACTGGTAGATTTACTATTGCTGCTTCAGCTACATTAGCTGGTGTAAGTGGCTTTGATGCAGACGGTAGACAGATAGACAGAGGTGCATCTGTAATTGCACAAACAAGTGGATTTAATGCTATTGGTAGTCTAAAATGGGAAGATATAATTGTTCCTGATGAAACATGGACAGAACAAGATATAATAGCCGATACCTGGACAAACCAAGCGAATCCAGATACATCATGGACAGATTTACAAACAAGTACAACATGGGAGGAGCAATCTAACCCATCGACTACTTGGAATGAATTAGGCGAACAAGACGCAGCTTAAAGGAATTTTTTTATGGCAGATACATTTACAACTAATTTAAACTTAACCAAACCAGAAGTAGGCGCATCTACTGATACTTGGGGTACAAAACTTAATGACGATCTTGATGATTTAGATGCGTTATTTAGTGCTACTGGCACATCAGTAGCTATGAACCTAGACGGAGCAGTTATAGATAGCTCTGTCATCGGAGGTACAACTCCAGCAGCAGGTACATTCACAACCCTTACAGCTAATACTTCTATTACAGGCACACTAGCTACAGCAGCTCAACCTAATATTACAAGTGTTGGTACGCTTACAGGTTTAGACGTTGCAGGAACAGTAACTGCTGATGGTTTGACTCTAGATGCTGGAGTTTACAAAATTAATAACACTTCTGTCGGTTCAGGCTCTGACAAATGGATAGGTTCTGATGGCGGTGCTGGTATTTTTATTAATCCAGGAGCTAGTGGAAACTTTAATGTATATAACAATAACGCTGTTGCTAGATTAGGGGTTAATGGCTCTACAGGAGACATCTCCTTCTACGATGATACAGGAACTAGCCAAGCTCTATTCTGGGATGCAAGTGCTGAATCGCTTGGAATTGGAACGACTAGTGTTTCATATCCTCTTGATGTAAGAAAAAATCAAGCAGGATATACATATATTTCTTCTGATAATGGAAATACAGCAGCCTCAGGAACAGGAAGTGGTTTTGCTATGACTGAAAGCGGAACTGTTGCTTGGTATATGAGAAGCGAAAGAGATGGTACTGGTAAATTTAATATTGGCAATTCAGCCAATAGAATGACCATTGATTCTTCAGGCAATGTTGGAATTAAAACTGATAGTCCTTCAAGTTATCAAGCAAACGCAGACGATTTGGTTGTAGCAACTACTGGGCATACAGGTATTACTATAGCATCAGGAACATCGCATTTAGGTAATATTCATTTTGCAGATGGAACTTCGGGAGATGATGCGTATAGAGGATTTATTCAATACGAACATACAGCAAATTATATGAGATTTGCAACTAACGCATCAGAAGCCATGCGTATCGACTCATCAGGCAACGTTGGAATTGGAACGACTAGTCCTTTTTCTTCTGCAAGATTACAAGTAAATACTGGCACAAACTTAAATCTTGCTGTGCAAACAGGCACAACAGAAACAAGTGGTATGAAAATAAATGCTTTCAATGATGCAGGAAGTGCAAATATACCATTAGAAATTAATGGCTCTGTAATGTTACTTAAAACTGGCGAAACAGAAAGAATGCGTATTGATTCTTCAGGCATGTTAGGACTAGGTACAACTCCACCAAGTGATTCACACGCTACTTGGAGTCAATTTTTTATAGGTCAAAAAGGCTCAGTAATTTCTGAAAAATTAGGTAGTGGTGGTCTTTTTGGAACTTATGTAACAGATAATCTTTATGTTGATAATGATACAGGTGCTTTTGCCTATAGAGTTGCTAATGAAGCAAGTGCTTATTTACAAGAAGCTGCAACTCATAGATGGTATACAGTAGCAAGTGGAAGTGCAGGTGCAGCAGCTACATTATCAGAAAGAATGCGTATTGATAGTTCAGGCAACTTGTTGGTGGGGACTACGAGCGCTGCATCAGGTTTTAAATTACAAGTTGATGGTGGTGCTGGTAATGCTCGTTATACTAATATTGATACAGGCGGTTCAACTTTTGACCAATTTAGATTTAATGGTGGATTAGTTGGCTCTATAACAACCAATGGTTCAACAACATCTTTTAACACATCTTCAGATGCAAGACTAAAAGACGTTACAGGCGAAGCTAGAGGTTTAGAAGTAATTAATGAACTTAACCCAGTAGCTTATAACTGGAAAGCAGATGGTAAAGCTGATGAAGGTCTTATAGCTCAAGAAGTATTAGACATAGTGCCTAACGCTGTATCAGGTTCTGAAGAAGAACAATATTATATGGATTACAGTAAACTTGTAGTACATCTTGTAAAGGCTGTAAAAGAACAACAAACACAGATTGAAGCCTTACAATCTGAAATTAACTTACTTAAAACAGGAGAATAAAATGGCAAATATTTACACATGGAACTGTAAAACAGTAGACGTTTACCCAACACACGATGGACATTCTGATGTTGTTTATGTGGTTCATTGGCGATTAAACGCAGAGAGCGATCAACAAGATTCTGAAGGAAATAACTATTCAGCTTCTGTTTATGGTACTCACAACGTTAATGCAGATGATATATCTAACTTTATACCATTCGCAGATCTTACCAATGACATAGTAACTGGTTGGGTTACATCTGGTATGGGTGATGATGAAGTTGCTAATCTTAAATCAGGATTAGACAGCAACATTGAAAACCAAATCAATCCTACATCTGTTACTAAAACCATAGGTTAAACAATGGCACTATTGCCTGTAACTCCGCCCGCTGGCATAGTTAAAAACGGTACTGACTATGCTAACAAAGGTCGTTGGGTTGACGGCAATCTTGTGCGTTTTGAAAACGGATTTCTAAAACCTATTGGTGGTTGGACTAAACTAAGAAACACAGCACTAGACGGTGAGCCTATAGGTATGTATGCCTATAAGGATAATCTTGGTGAATCCATACTAGCTGTAGGTACAAGACAAAAAGTCTATGTCTTGTACGACAATACTTGGACTGATATAACACCAACAGGCTTTGTAAGTGACGCTGACAACGATCCTCTCGGTTACGGTGCATACCACTATAACGTAGAAGATTACGGCGATGCTAGAAGCCAATCTGGACTACCTCTTGCTTCAGGTCATTTCTCCTTTGACAACTGGGGTGAGGATTTAGTCTTTTGTTTTTCTGGTGACGGCAAAATCTATAAATGGCAACCTAATTCAGGCGGCACAGCTGATACCATTGCCACAGTCGTAACAAACGCTCCTACAAACTGTCAGGCTGTTCTAGTTACTAATGAAAGGCATTTAGTTGCTATTGGTTCTGGTGGCGATCCTAGAAAGGTATCTTGGAGTGATAGAGAAGATAGAAATACTTGGACATCTAAAGCTACGAATACAGCAGGTGATGTGCAAATACCTACAGGTGGTCGTGCGTTATTAGGCGTTAAATATCAAAACGATGTCATAGTCTTTAGTGATACTGGTATAGATAGAATGAGCTATGTAGGCTCTCCGTTTGTTTATGGTATCGCAGCAGCAGGTGCAAACTGTAAAGCTGTAAGTAGAAGATCAGTCGTGCAAACAGGAAACTTTCTTGCGTGGATGGGTGAAAACTCATTCTTTGTTTACGATGGTGTTGTCAGAGAAATCAAATGCGATGTGCATGATTATGTATATGACAATCTAAACATACAGGGCAAGCAATCATGTTGGGGTGGACATAACTCTAATTTCAACGAAATATGGTGGGGTTTTCCAAGTGGGGATGGACAATACACACCAAACAAATATGTAATATGGAATTACTTAGAAAACACTTGGTCTATAGGTTCTTTAGATAGAGGCTGTTGGATTGACCAAGGTGCGTTTAATTATCCTATTGCTGGTGATTCAAGTGGTTTTGTTTACGAACACGAATCAACTACATTATCTAATTCACCAAACTTAAATAGTGATGCACCATTTTGTACAAGCGGTCCAATAGAATTAGGTAACGGTGATAACTATGTGCAATGTAATCAAATTATTCCAGATGAAGAAGCAAACACATTACCAGGTGTAACAATAAGTTTTAAAGGTAAGTTTACCCCGCTAGGTAGCGAAACAGACTTTGGTAGTTTTACCTTTGAAAATGATGGATATACCGATGCTAGGTTTACAGCAAGACAAGTACAAATGACTGTAACAGGAAGCACCAATCAAGACTTTCAAGTTGGTAACATAAGATTAAATGTAAGACCTAGAGGTAAAAGATGATGGATTTATCCTCACAAAGACAATACATACAAAGAGCAGAAAATGTGCATATTAATATTGCATTAGCTAGTACAGATTATGTTGTTTATACAGCACCAAGTGGTGATGATTTTACCTTTTCTATTATTCAATCTTTTTTAGTATGTGAACATCAAGGACAGCAAACACAAATTAGTGTAACAAATACACACGGTTCTGATACTTTTAATTTATTTAGTGGCAAAGTTATTACTGCTAATAGTACTTCAGAGTTATTAGAAAGACCTATTATTATTCATCAAGGTGAAATAATAAAAGTACAAGGTAACCATGATGGTAATTTAGATATACACATGAGTATTGTAGAATATGCAAGAGGCGACTAATAACGTAATTGATATAAACCAAGCGAAAAAAGATCCTTGGGAAATTGAATGGGAAAGGTGTAAACCCTATATAGCAAAAGCTGTAAAGTATCAAGATTCCTATACAATTGACGATATAGAAGATAAAATAAGACATGGTATATTCCATTTATGGCCAGGCAAAAAGTCTGCATACATAACAGAATTTGTAATATATCCACAAGTTAAAGCAATGAATCTATTATTTTGTGGTGGTGATTACGAAGAATTAGAAGAAATGCTACCATCAATAGAAGCATTTGCAAAAGCCGCAGGTATTAAAAGATTATACGGTGGCGGTAGAAAAGGATGGATTAGAAAGATAAAACATCTAGGATTTGAGACAGAACATTTAATTAGAAAAGACTTATGAGTAAAGGAAAAACCAGAACAGAAACCTCAGTAGATTTGCCAGCATGGCAAGAAGCTCAATTTAAAGAGCTTTACAGCCAAGCACAGGGCGTTGCAAGACAACCTTTTATACCTTATACAGGCCCAATGGTTGCTGGATTTTCACCAGACCAATTACGACAGTTTCAAGCTACTAGAGGACTATTTGAATCAGGTATGGGTTATGACCCAACTAAAGCTTTACAGGGTATGGCACAAGAACAATTTAGACCTACTATACAACCTGTTACTGGTTTTCAAGCACCAACAATAGAAGCAACACAAGCTCCTGGTGCGGCACAAATAGGTCCAGTATCTACTCCACAATTTCAAGGTTTATTAAGTCAAGACATAGGCGCATATCAATCACCTTATCAACAACAGGTTATAGATTTAGCTATGCAGGATATACAGCGACAAGCTGATATAGCGCGTGGCGGTGCGCAGGAAAGAGCAATTAGAGCAGGTGCTTTTGGTGGTTCACGATCTGCAATACTAGAAGCAGAATCACAAAGACCTTATGCAGAGCAGATGGCTAGAACAGCTGCTGGTTTAAGACAAGCAGGATTTGAACAAGCACAAGCAGCAGCACAAGCTGATTTAGCAAGACAACAACAATTAGGTATATTTGGTGCTGGTCAAGAACAACAAAGAGCTTTACAACAGGCACAACTTGGTCAACAAGCAGGTATCTTTGGCGCAGAATTAGGACAGCAAAGACGTATGCAACAAGCACAACTAGAGCAACAAAGACAATTAGCTGGTTTAGATATTGCTGGCAGAGCTGCATTAACACAACCACAATTAGAGATGCAAGCGCGTGCGCAAAGAGCAGGTTTGCTAGGTGGATTGGCAGGACAACAAGTTCAAGGTCTTGGTTTACTAGGTGGTATAGGCGCACAACAACAAGCACTACAACAAAGAGCTATAGATGCACAAAGAGGCGAGTTCCAAAGAGCGCTTGGTTATGGACCACAACAATTAAGTTTATTACAAGCTGGTTTAGGAACACCATTAATAAGTCAAACAACAACTGGAAGTAAAGGCACAGGTGTTGGTGATGTTTTGGGTGGTGCTGCTGGATTATTTGGTTCATTGGCATTAGGGGGTGCTTTTGGTGCTGGAGGATTATTTGGAGGCGCAGGTGCAGGATCAGGGGCTGCTGTTACAGCAGGTGGTGGCAGAGGATATTTTTCTGATGAAAGACTAAAAGAAAACATTAAATCAATAGGCACATCTGAAAACGGACACAAACTATATACTTGGGATTGGAATGACAAAGCTAAAAAGCTTGGTATAAATGACCCAACAATAGGTGTGATAGCGCAAGAAGTTATGAAATATATGCCAGAAGCCATTAGCAAAAATACTAATGGTTACTACATGGTTAATTATGGAGTTCTATAATGGCAGGCGGAATACCAACAACAAATTTACAAGTACCAACAACACAACCAACAGTACCACAACCAACAGTACTACAACCAACAGCTACTCCATACAATAGGCAGCAACAAATTGGTTTAGCTTTAAGTGCGTTGTCAGACGTTTTAGGAAAAAGAGATCCTATAGCTGGTACTATGCAAAGACAGGCTTTTTTACAAGCACAGCAACAAATGGCAGAACAAGAAAAGAAACAAGAAGAATTAAATAAGCAATTAAATTCCGCTATTGATAAATCTAATTTACCGCAATCACAAAAAGATTTATTTAAAAAATTTGATGTACAAACTAAAGCTCAAGCTTTGATGAAAACTTTTGAGCCTCCAAAAACATTAAGCACAGCGCAAAGAGTTTCTGAAATAGCTGCAAAAGTTGCAAACGATCCAAATTATAAATTAACACCACAAGACGAATTAATTTTACAAATTTCAAGAAAAGCCGATCCTTTAACTAGAGGAATAGAAGATATATCTGCCGCAGCTTTATCTGAATTTACCCAAGAAAAAGGAACATTGAAAACATACGCATCAACACAAGATGCCTTGAACGCAGGATTACAATCAGGAGATCAGTTTATAGGTACTGATGGAGTTACATATAGAATTCCTTAAGTAAAATGAAATGGCAAATGAAAAACAAACAAATCCATACGAAGGTTCAATACCAGTAGCGCAAAATCCTTATGCTGGAGCGGTTGCTGTAACAGAAATACCACCAGACCCCTACACAGGCGCTGAAGTTTTGGAAGAAAAAACACCAATAAAACAAAATCTTTATAGAACTATAATTGGTGCTGGAAGAGATCTTTTATCTGGTACATTGGATTTTTATGGATTTAGTCAAAAGTTCAAACCAACTGAAATATCAAAAGCTATTGTAAAAGCCAAAAAAGAAAAAGATACTGGAGCATTAAATATTTTAAACAATATTGTTAATCAAAAAAACATATATGAAGTTGCGGCAAAAGCAATCCCAACAATTGAAGAGCCTGAATTTAAAATGGATGTTGGTTTTCCAGAAGTAAAAATTGGAAAAAAAGAAATACCTTTAGGCTTAAAAGATGTTCCAGTAGGAAGTTTGGCTAGAGATATTATTGGTTTTGGAGGAGCTTATGCTGGTTTGGGAAGAGGCATAACAACTACTGGCGCAAAAAATATACCAGAAATGATAAAGCAAGGAGCTAAAGTTATTGGGCTTGGTTCAGCTGCAGAACAGTTAGCATTTTCTCCAGATGAGCAAAGACTTTCTAATGTTATACAAGATATTGCACCGAATGTTATAACAGAGTTTTTACAAGCAGACCCTGATGACAATGAGGCTTTGGCAAGATTTAAGATGGGTGTTGAGGGAGCTGGTTTAGCAATACCAGTAGAGGCGTTATTTAGATTTGCTGGAAAATTAAGAGCTAATAAACAAATTGAAAAAACAAAACCTATTGAGGTTTCTGAGGAGCAAAAAATAATTCCTACAGAACCAGAAAAAATAGATTTCAAAACAGAAGCAATTACAGAAGGACCTTACGCTGGTGCAGAAGTTTCAGTCCCCCCAACAACTGGTAAAATGTTACCTCCCAGTTTAAGAAATCCAGAGCCAAAAATAAAAAGAGTAAATAGTTTATTGTATGGTCGAATTCCAATGAACGATGAAGTTGCAGAAGAAATGGCTGCTGCTTTAGGTTATGATTTAGAAACCCTGCCTCTTATATATAGAGCTAAAAATGCTAAAGTAGGTCCAGACGGAAAGGTAATAAGCAGCGCTGATGATCGTTTGGCACAAGACCTAGATGAGCTTGGTTTTGCATCAAGAGTTGGTAAGGTTGGTACAAAAGAATTTGGTGAAACAACTTTTAGCGGCCAAGATGCCTTAGAAATATTAAGACAAAATCCTGTCTTACCAGAGTTTGAACAAACTTATATAAACTATATTACAAAAAACAAATCTATTGAAGAAACATTGGATTTATTAAAAAGAAATAATATAGATCCAAGAGGTATGACAGATGAACAACTTAGTGAAACTCTAAAACAAATAAACGAAAACGAATCTTATACATCTTTTGTAATAGATGAAATAGAACTATCTAATATAGCGAAACAACAAACAGATGATTTATACCAACAAATGATGGCTAGAGAAAAAAGTCTTTCTATTACAAAAGAAGATTTAGCGCAAATACCTCCAAGAGAAACTATTGATGTTGTGCCAGCTAATTATGTAGAAAAAGATTTTGGTTTTAGTAAAAGACCTCCAAGAGTTGCTCTAGATATGGGTGATGATAAATTTGCTGGAAATATTAATTTAAACAAAATAAGCGAACCTACTGAAATTAAAAATATTATTAAAGAAATAGCAAAAGATAATGATAGTTTTGTAGAAGCAAGAAGGGGTGTTGTTAAGTTTGGAAGCAAGGGAGAAAATTTAGAAGCTTTATCTAGGGAGTTAGGTTTATCAGACTCAACATTATTAAAAAGAAAGATTGGACAAGCATTTAATTCTGAAGAAGCTTATGCTGCAAGACTTTTGTTTGATGAAGCATTAAAAGATGCTTATGATCTAGCAAATATAGCAAAAGGAGTAAATGCTTCACAAGTTGATTTAATAAAATTTGAAAACGCAATGGCTAGAGTTGCGTCTGTACAAGAACAAATTGCTGGAATAACAGCGGAAGCTGGTAGAGCATTAAGATCATTTAGAGAAACTGTTGGCCCAGCGTCATCAAAAAATCCTAAGTTAAGAGATAAATTAATTCAAGAATTTATTGCACAAAAAGGTGGAGATGATGTAATTAAAGATATAGCAAGAAAAATGACTATGCTCGATGATCCAGCTCAACTTGCTAAATTTGCAAGAGATCAATACAAACCAAAATTTATGGATTATGTTCAAGAGTTTTGGATTAATGCCTTATTATCATCCCCATCAACTCATATAGTAAATACGTTATCTAATACACTTGTTGCTGGATTAACGCCTATAGAGTATATAACAGCAGCCGCAATTGGAAAAATTAGAGGTGGTGAAGATGTAGTTAGTTTGGGAGAAGCTGGAGCAAGATTATTGGGAACTTTATATGGAACAATTGATGGTGTAAGGGCTGCTGGAAAAGCTATTATAGATGGAGAAGCAATAGACCCATTAACAAAATTAGAATTACAAAGACAAGAAACCATACCTGGAGTTATTGGAAAAGCTGTTAGGTTGCCTGGAACTGCTTTAGTTGCTGAAGATGCTTTCTTTAAATCTATTGGTTATCGTCAAGAACTCTGGGGTAGAGCAGTAAGACAAGCTCAAAAAGAAAAAAAGGGAATTAAAAGAGCTTATGAATTAATGAGAAACCCAGAAGAACTTGCTCCAAATATTCATTTGGATGCGATAGACGCTGGTCGTTATCAAACATTTACCAATCCTTTAGGAACTGCTGGTAGATCATATCAAAAAATTGTTGGTAAATATCCAGTTTTAAGATTTATAACGCCATTTGTTAGAACTCCTGTAAATATTGTTTCTTACGCTTTTGAAAGAACACCAGCAGGTATGCTTACTAATAAATATAAAGAAGCAATTAAAAAGGGCGGGCAAGAGGCAGATATTGCAAGAGCAAAATTAGCAGTTGGTGCGGCTATAGGTTCATCTGTTTTATATTATGCAAATTCTGGTTTGATTACAGGAAGAGGTCCAGCAGATTCAAGAGAAAGATCTGTTTTAATGGAGACTGGTTGGCAACCATACTCATTAAAAATTGGAGATAAATATTATGGATATAATCGTTTTGAACCAGTTGGAATACTTTTTGGAGTAACTGCTGATATGTCAGACATAGGAAAATATGTAGACAGACAATTAAGCAAAGAAGAAAACATAGAAATAGGAAAATTAATGTCCATGCTTGCCGCTTCAATATCAGAGAACATAACTAATAAAACTTTTTTAACTGGTCTTAGTGATGTTGTTGAAATGTTAAATGATCCAGACAGATATGGAGAAGCAACAATACAAAGATTTGCTTCTAGTTTTGTTCCAACATTTTCATATTATGAAAGAAAAGCAGACGATCCTGTTATAAGAGATGTCCAATCTTTTTCAGATGCGTTTGCAAACAGATTCCCAGAAATTGTTGGCGAAATAGGATTGCCAACATCAAAAGATTTGCCTGCTAAAAGAAATGTTTTTGGTGAAATAAGAACATTTACACCGACATACGCACCGCTAGGTGGAAGATACTCCCCTGTTAGAGTATCCACTAAAACAGATGATGTGGTATTTAATGAGTTTGTAAAACTTGGATATTCTCCACCTATGCCTAAAAGAAATATTGGCAGCGTTGATTTAACTCCTCAACAATATGAAGATTTATTAGCAATACAACAACTTTTACAAACTAAGCAAACTCTTGCTAAATTAATTATGTCACCTGGTTATAAGAAAAGTCTTAAATCAACAAAAGAAGAAGAGATAAGCAAAATATTTAGATTAAATCAAGAAAAAGCTAGGGATCTTTTAAAGATTAAATATCCAGAAATTATAATAAAAGAAGCAAGAAGTTCTTTAGAAGAGCTAACGGAATAACCCCATGGCACGCCAATCAGAAAGAGTTGGCCGATCTGGAGAATACTTAGTAGCCTCGCTACTTTCTTTATATGCTGATACTGTGGTTATCGTTCCACATAGCGCAGAAGCAGACATCATCTTTGACGTAGACCACACGCTTTATAAATGCCAGGTTAAAACACAATCTAAAATAAGAAACCATAGAGTGTCATGGGAGTATGACTTTAGGCGTGGTTCGTTTACCAAAAAAAGACATTATGAAAAAAATGCAATAGATGTTTATGCTTTGGTTGCATTAGACCCACAAAAAGTTATCTTTACTTTTCCAGACGGAAGCAAACAGAAAACTATTAAAGACGAAGAGATGCAAGCGATGGACTCGCTTACTAATGTCAAAAACCTATTTAAAGAGCTTCGATGTCAACAGACACCTTAGGTTCTTCATAATATTTAGCAGAGTTCATACCTAATGATATTAGATATTCAGCCACTTCATGTGGTTGTTTCTGCTCACTCTTACAAAAGTTTTTAAACTTTTCTGCAAGGTGTTTGTTTACATATATAGGTTTTCTTCCGTTTCTTTCTTTTAAGATTCGATCATCAAACTCATATAAGTTCATGTTTACCTCCTTGGTAAATCCCTACAACTCCTCGTAATATCTAACTAACTCGTTGAGATACCATTGACATTTTTTTAAGTCCTGTATGTTCTCTTCTTTATTCTTATGTCTATATAAATACTTCCAGATGTTACCCTCTAAATAAGCTGCATATCCTTTAGAACCAACTCTATCTCTGATTAGTTCTATGCACTCTATCTTTCCTTGGTAATGTGCTGGTTTATTAACCATATCTGGTTTTATATCAGTTACATTATCCTGTCCGTTTTTACGAACTCGATCCCACTCTTCTTTTTTAATATCGTCTATCGACATATTTTTACTCCTTTTTTTAAATTAACTGTTGTATTCAAGTACATTTACATATATATTATAACAAATCAAAATAAAAAGGGAGATTAAATGGAAAAAGAAAAAACTTTTCTTGATACTAAACAACTCGCTCAAAGGTGGAGTAGATCTCCAAGAACGATAGAGGGATGGCGCGCAAAAAAGACTGGGCCAGACTATCTAAACCTTAACGGTAAAATTTTATATGATATTGACGAAATCATAAGAGCAGAGGAAGAAGCAAGGGTATCACATGAAGCACGCCAAACTTAGCCCATCAGCAGCTGAAAAATGGACTAATTGCCCTGGTATGCCAACATTGGCAGCCAAGGTTGATTATCAAGTCGGTTTACCAGCCGCTGTTGGTACTTTGATTCACAACATGACAGAACAACTCTTAAAGGGATTCTTAGTTGATGTGACACTTGAAGATTATTGGCTTGGTAAAAAAGAATATGTAGAAGATTTTGAAATAGAAGTCGACCAAGACATGATTGATTGTGCAAAGATTTATGTGGATTATGTACAAGAACGAGCAAAAAGATTAAACGGCAAACTATTAGTAGAACAAAAAGTAAGACTGCAAGAAATATCAGAAGATTTATATGGTTATGCAGATGCACTAATTATCACTCCACATAAAATGTGCGTGATAGATTTAAAGACAGGTAAATATCCTGTTAGTCCAGAACACAACAAACAAGCCATGATATATGCAATAGGTGCATTATCTCGTTATGGTAATGAAGATACTGAAGTAGAGATAACAATAGTCCAACCTCGCGCAACGTGGGGAGGCGGACCTATAAAGACTTGGACCACCACCGCTGAATTTCTGGTGGATTGGGCATACGATTTCTTACAGCCGCGCGTGGAAGCGTGCTTGGAAGAAAACCCTGTATTTGTTTATGGGGATCATTGTCGCTTTTGTAACGCAAGAAGCATCTGCGATTTATATAAACAATATAATAAAGGAGAAACTAATGAGTGAAGAAAATAAAACTGAAGCTGAAGAGCTAACAGTTAAGTTTGCTGACGATGGCAAGGAGCATAAAGTTAATGATATGCCAGATGAAGCAAAACAACTTTATATTCGTTGGCAAGAGAAAAGACGAATCAGAGATGAGTTTATTATCAAAGCCAACAACGATATAGATGACTTAAATACTTTACTTTCATCTTACGAAGCTCGTATGCGAAACATATTAGAGCCAGTAGAAGAAGAAAAAAAGATTGAGGTGTCTAAATGAGTTTAGCTGATATACGAAAGAAGTCTAAACAGAAACCACCAAGAATTATTGTTCATGGTGAAGCAGCTGTTGGTAAGACTTATTTAGCATCACAAACTAGAAACCCAATTATGTTAGACGTTGAAGATGGTCTAGGTAAAATTCAAATGGACCATATACCATGTAAAACATACTCTGATGTAATGAGTAATTTAGATGAACTAGCAAATGAAAAACATGAATATAAAACTGTTTGTGTTGATTCACTTGATTGGTTTGAACGATTACTTTGGGATAAAGTTTGTGAAGATAATAGCTGGAAATCAATAGATCAACCTAGCTATGGTAAAGGTTATGCAGAGACACTTCGATATTGGGGTGAGTATGTAGAAAAGCTTAATAGACTAAGAGATAAAGGAATGATGATATTCCAAATATGTCATAGTGAGGTTAGAAAAGTGGAAGATCCACGAATCGAAGCTTACGATAGATATTCTCTTAAACTTCATAAAAAAGCTGCGGCATTGTTATTAGAACATTCTGATGCGTGCTTTTTTGCAGCTAAGAAGTTAGGAACTATTAAGGTGCAAGGTAAGAGTGGTATGACTACTAAAACTGTGTCTGGCGATAGAATCATCTACACCAACAACGACCCAGCTTATCTTGCAAAAAACAGATATAACTTACCAGACGAATTACCAATGGATTGGAACGCAATTCGTGAGGAAATGTTGAAGTGAGTATCTTATCTGATATTGATGTGGTACAGAGAGATCTTGACAGGATAACTGCAAGACTTGATTCATTATTAACTAAGGTTGATTTTGAAGCTGAGTCTTATCCAGTTGAAACCTACGATAGGCTTTCTGATTTAAAAAAGGATTGTGAGGATTTGAATGAGTATCTAAATACTTATTCGTCTTACGATCCTGGTTAATCTAAAAGGAGTAAAAAATGGATTTAAGTAATTTTAATGTAGATACCTCTAATGAGGGTAAATCGGTTGTTGAACCAGGTAGGCACGTTCTACATTGGCAAGGCGAAGATGAAGATTTAGTAGAGGGTAGAAATGGTTGGCGTGGTTGTAAAATGTATTTTGAAATAGATGGTACAAGCATAAGACTAAATCATACCTTTACTGTTGGTCACGATAACGAAAATTATGTAAAGAGTGGTGTTAAATCAATGATGCTTATGGCAGAAGCTATGGGTATTAAAGAACCACCAAAAGATACATCAACTGCTTTTATTGGTAAAAGTGTCTCAGCTGAATTAGTCAAAGATGAAAATGGTTATCTAAAGATTAATGAGGATTGGGGTAGAACTTGGCAAGCTACTGATAAAAAAGCAGAAGTTGTTGATGATAACATTAAAGTAAGTCCGTCTGAAGCAGACCTAGAAGCTATGGGTTCTACTGATTTAGATGATGACACACCATTTTAATTACAATGGTAAAAACAGGCCCACGCTGTGTGCATATTGTAAAGCACCAGCAGGGCCATTACTTTACAAAGACGGGGACTACTGGTTGGGAGCGTGCAGTATGGATCATTTAAAAAAGATTGGAGAGGGTAAACGATTACCAAACAAAGCACAATTAAATGACGAAGGTGTTGAATACTCTATTGCACAAACTAAAAACGTCTATGTAGAATTAGCAAGAAAGGAACGTAATCAACCTTTACATAAATGGGAGAGAGACAATAGGAAAAGAGTCTTTACTTCTATTGTGAGGGAATATTTAAACTGGGCAAATGAAGTTGCCAGAAAAGACGATGAAAGGGCAAAACATGGATCTGACGAAATACTTTCCACAAGGAAATAATTTAGAACAAAATAAACCAAAAGACACAAGCGATTTAATAAATGAAATGCAATCACAAGGATTGCAAATCAATCATTTAGAAATAACAGGAGAAATAGTAAGAGTACCAGTTAATGAATTAGCTGGTGTTAAGGCTGATTCAAATAATCAGAAGTCTGGTTATTATGTAGTCAATGAAGTAAACGGCAATTACTTTGCAACTTTTGGTAATTGGAAAACAGGCTTTGAGGGTAAATGGTCAAGCATAAATCATCAAGCTATGACATCTCAACAAAGAGAAGATTTACAACGTCAACTGCAAGAGGCTAAGGAAAGGGCCGAAGAAACTAAAAAACAAAGGCACAATGAAGTGGCCAAAAAAGTAGAACGCTGGTTTGACTCTTACACGAATGTTATTGAACATGAATATCTCACAAATAAAAAGGTTAAAAATTATGGTTTAAAGCAATACCAGGATATGTTGGTTTGCGGTGTGTATTCTACAACAGGAGACATACGTTCTCTACAGTATATTAGTAAAAATGGTGAAAAAAGATTTGCCGCTGATTCAGAAATAAAAGGCAACATATTTCTCATTGGTGCTGATATAAAAGATATTCCAAAACTAGATAAAATTATATTAGCAGAGGGTTATTCAACTTCTGCAACTATTTATGAAGCAACCCAGATTCCCGTAGCTTGCGTATTTTCTGCCAATTTCGTCATGGCAGTAGCCCTTGAAATACGCAAGCTTTCGGGTGCTAGAATTGTTGTTGCGTTAGACAACGATGAAAGCGGAGTCGGAGAGAAGAAAGCCCAAGAATGTGTGCAGAGTGTTACTAATGCGTGCGTGCGTTTGCCGAGCGAACATGGAGACTATAACGATTTATATTTAAAACATGGTTTGGATAAAGTTAAACAAGAACTTACTGAATCTAAATTTAATATTAAAAAGTATGCGATTCGTAATTTAATTGAGAAACCAGAACCGCAAAAGTTTCTAGTAGATTCGTTTATACCATTAGCTAAACCAGGAATATTAGCCAGTAGTGGTGGTGTAGGAAAATCTTTATCATTATTACAGTTAGCACTTGCTATCGCTAAAGGCTCTAGTTGGTGGGGTAAAGATGTAAAAGAGAATGGCTCTAGTGTAATCTTCTGTGCTGAAGATGATCTAGTCGAAGTACACCATAGAATTGATTTATTAGACCCATACGGAGAAAGATTTAAACATAACAACGATGTATATGTTTATCCAATACCAGACCAAAAAGAGCCATTAATTTTATTGCGAGAAGAAGGTATTACTGAACAAGCAAGAGAGATTGTAGAAGAATTAAAAGGTATAGATAACTTAAAGTTAGTTGCGTTCGACCCATTACAAGCATTTACAACAGCTAGTGTCTCGCAAAGTAATGAAGCTGGACAACTCTGGGGAAGTTACTGTGCGATGATTAGTGCGAATATTGGTTGTACTACTTTAACAACGCATCATATTAATAAACAAAGTATTACCAATGATTCTGATGATCCTTATTCGCATAAGGCAGATATAAGAGGTGCATCATCAATTACAGATTCAGTTAGGTTTGCAATCTCAATGTGGATTCCAAGCGAATCAGATGCAGAGGAGTTATGTGAACAAGCAAATATACCATATGATAGGTTGAGCGTGGTCAAGGCGGCCTTAGTCAAATCTAACTCTGGTAATGTGGATTATGGAGTGCAAACTTTAATAAGAAAAGACGGCATATTAGAGCCAATAAACTCTATGCCAAAGACAGATTATGAAATACATTTTTAGGAGGAAATTATGAATTGTTGGCATTGTGGAACAAAATTAATTTGGGGTGGAGACCATGACATTGGAGATGAGAACGAAGAATTTGACATCGTTACTAACTTATCTTGCCCAAAATGTGAGGCATTTGTTGAGGTTTATTTACCAAAAATAAAAGATGAATAAATGTATTTTTAGGAGAAAATTATGAATATAAATATACTGCAAGGGGATTGTATAAAAACATTACAAAAATTAGATGATAAATCTATTAACACCTGTATTACCTCACCACCTTATTGGGGTTTGCGTGATTATGGTGAAAGCAATCAATTAGGTTTAGAAGATACACCAGAAAAATTTGTTGATAACTTGGTTAAAGTATTTAGAGAAGTAAAACGAGTATTGCGTGATGACGGAACTGTTTGGCTAAATCTTGGCGATAGTTATGCAAGAACTGGTGGCGATAGCTCTAAAAAAGGTAGGCATTGGGATGATAGAAAAAATAATCCAAATACAGGTCATAACAGATATGCAAAAGATATAGGACTAAAGCAAAAAGACTTAGTTGGAATACCTTGGAGAGTTGCATTAGCTTTACAACAAGATGGCTGGTATTTAAGACAAGATATTATCTGGCACAAACCTAACCCAATGCCTGAAAGTGTTAAAGATAGATGTACCAAAGCACATGAATATATATTTTTATTAAGTAAAAATGTCAAGTATTACTTTGATAATGAAGCTATTAAAGAAGATGCAAAGTTTCCTGAAGGCCCAAATTCAGCACATAATATAAAAAAAGGATCTGATGATCCTAAAATGAGAACAAGAGTAGGGTTAAATAAGATAGGTGCTAATCCAAAAAAAAATAAAAGATCTGTTTGGACTATTACCACTAAACCATTCAAAGGCGCACATTTTGCAACTTTTCCAATGGATTTAATAGAGCCATGCGTGTTAGCTGGTTGTCCAGAAGGAGGTACAGTTTTAGATCCTTTTGGTGGTAGTGGCACAACAGGAATCGTTGCGGTTAATCATAATCGTCATGCAGTTTTGTGTGAGCTTAACCAAGAATATATAGATTTAGCTAAGAAAAGAATCGAAGAACAAGCTGGTTTTTTAGCAACAATAAATATAACCAAATGACCTTATATGCGAAGAAAAGTGTATCTGCTTGCGAAAAAAAGTGTACCTGCTTGCGAAGAAACTTCGCATATATCCATACCATACCATGGTATAGGAGTCGGAAAAACGCTGGCGCGTT